CGCAAAACGCTCCACAAATTATGTCCGAGTCTTACTTGACTTATGGCAATTACTTCCCAGTCATGGTCACTCGCGCCCAAGCTCTTTCCGTACCTAGCATCAAAAGATGCAGAGACCTAATTTGCGGAACCATCGCATCGATCCCTTTAGAGTATTACAAAAAATCTACAGGTGAAATGATTTCTCCACCAAGATGGATTGAGCAACCATCTAAAGCACAGCCACGATTTGAGACACTATATTTTACGCTTGATTCGTTATTGATGTATGGAGTCAGTTACTGGCAAATTACCGAGACTTATCTTGAAGATAACAGAATGGCTAACGCTAATTGGGTTGCTAACAATCGCGTAACATTCAATACAGATTCTGTCAATAATTTTGTAACACAGTATTATTTAGATGGCGTTCCGTTACCGATGTCGGGTTTAGGTTCTTTAATTACTTTTCAAAAAGATGAAGGCATTCTTGCTGTTGGTGGTTCTACTATCAAAGCTGCACTCGATGCACAGAAAGCAGCAAGCGTAGCTCTGGAAACGCCCAGCGCGACTGGGTTCTTGAAAAACTCGGGGGCTGACCTCCCACCTAATGAAGTTACTGGATTACTAGCTGCATGGAAGCGCGCCCGCCAAAATAATGGCACTGCATACCTAACTGCAACTCTTGATTATCAAACTACAGGATTTAGTCCTAAAGACATGGCTTACCAAGATGCAATTCAAGGATTAGCAACTGAATGCGCAAGACTCTGTTCAGTTGATCCATATTATGTGTCTGCTTCAATGAACACAACTATGACCTATGCAAATGTGCAGGATGAGCGCAAACAGATGGTTGCTTTTACATTGCAGCCTTATGTTTCAGCCATTGAGTCTAGGCTCAGCATGGATGATGTCAGCACTGCTGGACATTATGTAAAGTTTAGTTTAGACGACTCATTCTTAAGAACTGAACCAATGGAAAGACTTCTCGTACTTGAGAAAATGCTTGCACTTGGTCTTATTACAACTGAACAGGCAATGCAAATGGAAGACCTATCACCTAACGGGAATGGCAGCTAATGGAAACTCTATACATCGAAGCATCATCAATAGAATGCTCAGAAGAACGCAGAGAAATCTCTGGAAAGATTGTGCCTCTTGGTACTGGTGAAATCGGCCATACTAATCTTGGTGCATATACCTTTGCAGCTAACTCAATTGAGATTGCAGACCCATCTAAGATTAAGTTGCTATCACAGCACGATCTAAAGAAGCCAATTGGTCGCATGACTGCTTCAGAGACTCGCGCAGATGGCATCTATGCAACCTTTAAGTTAAGTCGCTCATCTGGCGGTAATGACGCTTTGATTATGGCTCAGGAAGGGCTTGTTACAGGACTGAGCATCGGCGCTGAAATCCTTTCATCACAGCCATCAAAGGATGGACACACAGTTGTCTCATCGGCTCGATTAAAAGAAGTTTCTCTAGTAACTGTTCCCGCATTCGCGTCTTCAGAAATACTAGAGATCGCAGCAGAGGAAGTAATCCCTGTTGAAGAAAACCCACAAACAGAAAGCGAGACAGCTGTGGAGAATACTCCAGAGACAGTTGCAGCACCAGTAGAGGCAGCAGCAGTTGAAGCTGCTCGTCCTACAGTTACAGCAATGTATTACACAAACCCACGCCTTAACCTGAACATCACAGCAGGCGAATACGCTAAAGCACAACTAAACGCAGCACGCGGTGACTCAGATGCTCGCGAGCTAATGGCAGCTTTACAGGTTGCTACAGTTGCAGAAAACACAGGTATGGTTCCACCTAACTACCTACGCGATGTAATCGGTATTATTGATTCATCTCGTCCGTTTATCGATTCAATCGAGCGCGCAGCACTTCCAGCAAGCGGAATGAAAATTTTCACTCCAAAACTTGGAACACAGGCTACTGTTGCATTGACAGCAGAAGCAGCAGAGTTCTCATCAACAGACACAACAGTTACCTTCCAAGAAGATACAGTTGTTAAGTTCGCAGGAGCTGGAAAGCTAGATGTTGAGTTGGTTGATCGTTCAGACCCATCATTCCTAGACCTATATCTTCGTGAGTTAGCTGCAAGCTACGCACAGAAGACAGATGCGTATGCAGCACAAATTGCAGCACAGAATGCAACAGCATCATCTTCATCAACAATCTACAAAGCTATTGCTTTAGGTATCTCAGATTCTTATGGCGTTATGCGCAAGACACCTAGCAACCTTTTGGTTGCAACAACAGGTGGAGAAGATGGAATTGACTTTGCAGGATTGCTAGGCGCTGTAGATGGTTCTAACCGACCACTATTCGCAGCAGCAGCACCTCAGAATGCAGCTGGTCTAATCACGCAAGGCTCGACAAATGGCTCAGTAGCAGGCCTTAACTTGGTAGTTGATGCAAACTACACAGGTGATGATGCAAACGCTAAGCACGCACTTGTTTATCCAACAGATGCAATGCGATTCCACGAATCAGGCACACTTCAGATTCGCGCAAATGTAGTTGCAAATGGTCAGCTTGAAATCGGCATCTACGGATATGTTGCAGTAGTTAATCGCTACCCAGCAGCCTTCCGTAAGCTGAATGTTGCATAAGTAACACTCTAAGTCGCTCTGGGGAGTAGTAGCCCTCTACTCCCCAGAGTCTTAAGAAAGGAATGGCAATGGCACTTACAACAGTCAGCGAATTACGCACCACTTTGGGTGTCGGCACGCTATACACTGATGCTGTTCTTCAAGAAGTCTGTGACGCATCTGATGCAGTCTTGCTTCCTATGCTTTGGCAGAATGAGATTTACAATACTTACCAAAACATTATAGGCAATGTGGGTACATTGTATTTTGAACAAAACATTTTAGATTATTTTTATGTGGGTCAGAGCGTAACTGTCAGTCGAAATGGCAGTCCATATAACGGGGCTAAAACTATTACTGCTATTAGCTCTAACGCTATTTCTTTCGCTGCTGTAGGTGCAGATCAGAACACACACGCAGTTCAACCTATTGGCATTGTTGCAGGAACTGCAACCGATTATGCAACTGACACAGCAATACAAAATGCAGCTTTGATGATCGCTGTCGATATCTGGCAAGCAAGAACCGCTACCCTTTCGGGTTCTAACTTGGTCGATTACCAGCCATCCCCGTACAGGATGTCAGCGCAACTTTTGGCAAAAGTACGGGGCATGATTGCCCACGCGCTAAGTCCTAACTCAATGGTGGGATAATGCCTGTTGCTATCACGACACTTAGAACGACACTTGCCACAGCTTTAGTTGATAACTCAAAATGGCAGACTTTTGCATTTCCACCTGCCACAGTATTGGCTAATTCAGTTATTGTAAGTCCAGATTCTGAATACATCGTCCCAAGCAATAACCAGCACATCACTATTAGTCCAATGGCTAACTTCAAGATTATTATTACTACGCCTTTATTCGATAATGAAGGCAACCTCAATGGCATAGAAGATTTTGTGGTTCGAGTGTTTAACCTACTCGCTGCATCTTCTCTGGTCTATAATGTAAGCGCAATCAGTGCGCCTAGTGTTCTCAATGCTGCTTCGGGAGACCTTCTCAGCTGCGAGATGTCCGTATCAATCCTTACGAGTTGGAGTTAATATGTCCGAGTGGGAACAAGAGAACGAAGCCTTCCTGAAAAAAATCGGGCAGGTTAGCACACCAACACCAAAGCCAGCATCTACTAAGAAAGACGAGGAATAATCCTAATGGCTGTATTTCTAAATAACAATGTAGGCGTTAAGATTAACACTGTTGATCTTTCTGACCATGTAACAGCAGTAACAATCAATCGTTCATTTGATGAGCTAGAAGTCACTGCAATGGGCGACACAGCACACAAGTTCGTTAAGGGCTTGGAAGCATCTACTGTAACTATTGATTTCCTAAACGACACAGCGTCAGCCAATGTCCTTGCAACACTTCAAGCTGCATGGGGAACAACAGTTACATGTGTATTCCTACAGACAAAGGGAACAGCAGTATCTGCTACTAACCCTCTATACACTGTTTCATTGCTAGTCAATAACACTACAGACATCAATGGTGCTGTAGCAGACATTGGTACTATGTCAATCACATTTACTGCTAATTCAACCATTGCAGTAGCAACTACAGGCACATTCTAAACAACTAAACAAAGGGGCTAATCATGGCAAGACTAAAGATAGTTCGTACAGATGGAAGCGTTA